AACATACAGCAATCAAATACATCACCCGTTGTTATGACAAAGGCACACCAATTCAAGACCTAGATAAAGCCATCCACTGTCTTAAAATGCTGAAAGGTTTTATCAATGAAGGTTGAACTAAAAGATTACATGGAGTCAGAAAATGTGGAAAGATAGAATACGAGAATCAGCCGTGGCAGAATTTCACCAATCAATGGGTCATCAAATCGATGGCCCTTTTTCTTTGAAGGAACTTGAGCTTCGCATGAAGTTGATCAAAGAGGAATGCGCTGAGTTGGAATGTGAAAGTGATCTATTACACATGCAGTTTATTCGTAATGGTCGGACACAAGCAGAGACAAGAGCTAACTTCCTGAAAGAACTTGGTGACCTACAGTACGTCATCAGTGGCTGTGCGGTAGCACTAGGGTTACCTATAAACATAGCCTTCAATCGCATCCACAAATCAAACATGAGTAAACTGGATGACAATGGAAAACCAATCCTACGTGAAGATGGAAAAGTTCTTAAAGGACCAAACTATAAAGAACCACAAATGAAAGATTTAGTATGATCAAAATACTACTAATCATAACTGCTTTGCTACCTGACGGTAGACTTCACTCTAGCGTAATGCAGGGTGGAGAAAATGAAACCATTGAAAGTTGTGAAAAAATATATGCTCCACTTATGAAAGCTCGTTTGAAAGATTTATATAAGGAAGCAATTGAAATTCATGCACGGTGCGTAATCGTAAAGAGAAAAAAACCGGGGGTAGACGTTTGAGCTTTAAGTCTAATCGAAATCCAATGTTTCGCTCTAAGTTTAGCGAAGACATTTTTTACCAAAAATATTCACACCAAGACTGCGAGACATGGTCAAATTTATCTAGGGTTTTAGTTGAAGATGTCTGTAAAGGTTACATGTCATTAGATGAGATAGATCAACTTGTTGAGTACATAACTGATATGAAATTCATCCCCGGTGGACGTTACCTTTACTATGCAGGGCGTATGAAAAAATTCTTTAACAACTGCTATCTCCTTAAAGCTGAAGAAGATACAAGAGAAGATTGGGCAGAACTAAGTTGGAAGGCTGAGTCATGTCTGATGACAGGCGGGGGGATCGGAGTCGATTACTCTGTGTACAGAAACAGTGGCTCTACACTTGGTGGAACTGGGGGCCAAGCCTCTGGACCTATCCCAAAAATGAATATGTTAAACGAGATAGGACGCAATGTAATGCAAGGGGGGTCACGTCGATCCGCAATTTACGCAAGCCTTAACTGGAAGCATGGGGATATAGGTAAGTTTCTCCAGAGTAAAAACTGGAGTGAGATGCCTCTGGGTAACTCAGGTTTTACTTACGCTGACATCAAGGCACAAGACTTCAACTTCCCTGCGCCGATGGACATGACCAACATTAGTGTGAACTACGACACTGAGTGGTTGATGAACTATTGGAACACGGGAGATACTGGTGATGTTTTTATGCAGAATGTGCGGCAAGCATTGCAGACAGGTGAACCCGGATTTAGCTTCAACTTCTTTGATAAAGAAAACGAAACTTTACGTAACGCTTGTACCGAAGTTACCTCAGAAGATGACAGTGATGTTTGCAATCTTGGGTCCATCAATCTTGGGCGAGTTGATTCGTTACAAGAGCTTAGAGACATCTCAGAGCTTGCCACTAAGTTCCTTATGTGTGGAACATTACGAGCAGATTTGCCCTATGCAAAAGTACACGAGACAAGACAGAAGAACCGTCGATTGGGCGTAGGTCTGATGGGAATTCATGAGTGGTTAATTAAGAAAGGACATAAGTATGGAGTTACCGACGAACTACACAGATGGCTTTCGGTTTACAAAAGAACTACTGATGATACATCAAAGCGTTTTGCAGATGCATTGGGGATTAGCCGCCCTGTTGCCAATCGCGCCATTGCACCGACAGGCAGCATTGGCATACTCGCAGGAACTACTACGGGAATTGAGCCTATCTTTGCGGTGGCCTATAAACGAAGGTATCTCAAGTCAGGAACCAGATGGCACTACCAGTACGTAGTGGACTCGGCTGCTAAAGACCTCATTGATTTATATGGGGTTGACCCTGATAACATTGAGAGTTCCATAGACCTTGCCAATGACCCTGAAAGACGTATCGCAATGCAAGCAGATGTCCAAGACTATGTGGACATGTCTATCTCTTCAACTATCAACCTTCCTTCATGGGGATCAAAGGAGAACAATGAGGATAAAGTCTATGACTTCGCTAGTACCTTGGCATCTTATGCTCACAGGTTGCGTGGCTTCACTGTATATCCTGATGGTGCTCGTGGTGGTCAACCTTTGGTTTCTGTACCATATAGAGATGCAGTGCAGAAGCTGGGTGAAGAGTTTGAAGAACATGTGGAGACACATGATATATGCGACATAACAGGAAAGGGTGGAAGTTGTGGCGTATAGCATTGGACATATAATAGGATATTATTAGATGGTTAAAGACACGAAGTTAACAAGTGCTGGAGTTAGTGCCTATAATAAACCAAAGAAAACCCCTGAGCATAAAACTAAGAGTCATGTTGTTGTGGCTAAAGTTGGTTCCACAACTAAAACAATTCGCTTTGGTCAGCAAGGTGTCAGTGGAGCAGGGTCAAACCCTAAAACAGCTAAAGGAAAAGCTAGAAAAAAATCTTTTGAAGCTCGACATAAAAAGAACATAGAAAGAGGTAAACTATCGGCTGCTTATTGGGCAGCAAAAACGAAGTGGTGATTAAAAGTAGTCTTTATATGGAATAAACAGGGGGTGTGCGTAACCCCTTGTTTTCTGCCATTCTTAATTTAGTTACCATACTAGACTATAAAGGTATAAAAATGAAGTTACCTAAAGTAACACCTGAGTTACTAGAGTATCTATCTACTATCTACCCTGATCAATATCCTTCTAAAGGTGCAACCATAGAGGAAATCTATATTGGTATGGGACAAGTAAGTGTTATCAGAAAACTACGCTTACTCTTAAATGAACAACAAGACAATCTGTTAGGATAACAACATGTGTATGGGTGGTTCCAAAGCTCCTCCTCCAGCCCCTGCTCCCGTTCCTCCACCTCCAGCCCCACCTCCTGTTCTAGAGCAAGAAGCTCCAGAGTCTAAAGGTTCATTGAAGGATTCGGATAAGCAAGTAAAGAAACGTAAAGGTACAAAGAAATATCGTTCCTCAGCGTTAGCAATTAACAATGCTCCAACGACAAGTGGATTATCAATTCCCACATAAGGTGAAACTCTATGGCTCAGACATGTAAAGAAAGCTATGATAAGCAGTCTACTGACCGGGAGAATTATCTCATCAGAGCACGAGAGTGTGCTCGACTCACTATCCCTGCCTTGATGCCTGAGAGTAGCCACGGTAAGTCAACTACCTTATACACCCCGTATCAAGGTGTTGGCGCTCGTGGTGTGAATAACTTAGCAGCTAAATTAATGCTATCATTGTTCCCACCTAACACACCCTTCTTCCGTTATAGCGTAGATGATTACGCCTTAGAAGAATTAGCACAAGACCCTAAGGCCAGAGCAAAGGTTGAAGAGGCGTTGAACGCTAGGGAACGTGCAGTACAAAGTGAGATAGAGACTTCTGGTTTCAGACCAAAGCTTAACGAAGCATTCAAACAACTCATCGTCTGTGGTAATGCACTTCTAACCTTCCCTAAAAAAGGGGGGATGCGTGTATTCCGTATGGATAAATATGTCGTTAAGCGTGACCCCTCTGGTAATTTCACTGAGATTATCATTAAGGAAGAAGTTAACAAAGACGCATTGCCTGAAGACATCGCTAAATTACTCCCCGCACTATCACCATCCCAGACACTTCCATCTGACAATAACGGACGCGACGAAAACATCATTGAAATTTACACCAAGTATTGGCGTAAAGGTGAGGCTATCTACAGCAACCAACAAATCAATGGTATCGTGATTCCCGGTTCTGATGGCAAGTGGTCAGTAGAAAGACCCCCAGTGCTTGCACTTAGGTGGACAGGTATTGATGGTGAAGATTGGGGACGTTCACATTCAGAGGAACACAAAGGTGACTTGATGACCGCTGAGGGTTTGTCCCGCGCAATCATTGAGTCAGCCGCTGCCGCTGCTAAAGTATTATTCTTGGTGTCACCTAATGGTGCTACTCGTGAAAAAGACTTAGCTGAATCTGAGAACCTAGATATTATCACTGGTCAAGAAGGTGATGTATCAGTTCTTCAAATAGGCAAACAAGCTGATATGGCTACAGCGGAACGTGTACTTGCTGAGGTAATAACTCGCATTTCATTTGCCTATCTACTGAACAGTTCTATCCAACGGAAAGCCGAGAGGGTTACCGCTGAGGAAATCAGACGTATGGCACAAGAGCTTGAGGACTCCCTCGGCGGAAATTTTGCCGTATTCTCTCAGGAACTCCAGTTACCATTAGTTCAAAGAATAGAAGAACGGATGGAAAAATCTAAGAAACTACCCAAGTTACCCAAGGGCGTAGTTTCACCTCAGATTACAACTGGTCTAGAAGCACTTGGACGTGGACACGATTTAACAAAAATACAGGTCTTTATCAAAGAGGTGGTTATGCCACTTGGAGAAGAAGGCTTTAAGCGTATCAATATAGATGACTTGATCAAGCGTGGTGGTGTGTCTCTTGGTATCGATATGGATGGACTTGTCAAATCTTCTGAAGATTTACAAGCAGAATCCGCACAGATGCAAGAGCAACAACAACAAGCACAGATGATGGAGATGGCTAAACCAGCTATAGGTCCAGCAATCAAAGCATTGGCTGATCAAGCCACTAACGGAGCAGAAGAATAGACATGGTTGAACGAGTTACTATAGATAGTACAATCGGAAATACAGAACCGACACTTGAGGAATCCGCACTGGCATTAGGTATTAACCCTGATGGCAGTGACGATCCTATTGAGGAAAACAATGGTCCACCTGAGGGTGTACCAGAGAAGTTCTGGAACGCTGAGACAGGTGAGATTGACACTGAGAACCTACTGAAGTCCTACAAAGAACTTGAGAAAGGTATTGGTGACAAGACTGAAGAATCTCCTGACCTTGAAGGTGATACCGCTGAGGAAATCATTGATAACGCAGGTTTAGACTTTGCTGTCTTGTCTGAAGAATACGCTGAGAACGGTGAGTTATCTACTGAGGCTTACAAAGCCTTGTCTGATAGTGGCATCCCTAAAGATTTAGTAGATCAATATATTGCTGGTCAAAAATCTCTTACAGATACTACAACCAATTCAATGTATGATTCAGTAGGTGGTAAAGAAGCCTATGGTGCTATGTTAGAATGGGCATCAGATTCAATGAGTCCCGCTGAAACAGAAACCTTCAATAAAGCTGTTACCTCTGGTGATGTTAACCAGATGACACTTGCAGTCAAAGGTCTTGAAGCGCGGTTTAAAGCTGAAGCCACTTTTGAACCTAAGTCTCCACTTGAAGGTGGTAACCCATCTAACACGGGTTCAACTTACCGTTCAATGGCAGAGCTTATGACAGACATGAATGATGTTCGTTATAAGAAGGATGCTGCATTCCGTGGTGATGTCGAACAGAAACTCGGACGCTCTAGCATTATGTAAACTGGAGACTTGTAGTGACGATAGCATCAAAGCGTAACTACCGAAAAGAATATGACAACTATCATAAAAAACCTAAACAAAGAGTTCGCAACGCTGCCCGTAAACAGGCAAGACGTGACGTAGCTAAACGCTATGGTGAACTAACAATCAAAGGTAAAGACGTTGATCATAAGGACCGTGACCCTACGAATAACTCGGTTACCAATTTAAGGTTACAGAGTGTTCGTAAGAACAGGAAACGTAATTCTTAACTCAACAGATAAAGAGTTAAAATAATCTGCGCCCTCATAGGACATAGCCAAAGGCTGTACCGGGAGGGCGTAGAGTCACCTCCTAGAGTGAAACAGGATGATCTCTTTTTAGAGACACCTCGTGAACCCCGGTTCACACTTTGCAAACTCAAAGACACACAATGCTGCCCTAGACCCCTGCGGGGATAATCTAGTCACGGTTAGTGAGTCGTAGATGTTTCGCATACATCACACTCATATCTAGGAAATAGATTAAACATGTCCTATACTGCCGCAACATTTTCCAGCACTAACGCTGGTGTACCCGCTGGTCCGGGTGATTCTGATAGCCTCTTCCTGAAAGTATTCTCAGGCGAAGTTATGGCTACATTTAATAAGAAAACGGTTATGAAAGAACGTACCCGTATTCGTAATATCGCTTCAGGTTCTAGCGCACAATTCCCTGCCATTGGCAAAGTTAATGCTGGCTACCACCAACCGGGGGAAGTCATTCTTGGTCAAGCAGTTGCCCAAGGTGAGAAGGTTATCACCATTGATGATCTATTGGTCACTGACGTATTCATGTCTAACTATGAAGACGCTAAGAACCACTATGAAGTCCGTGGTGAGTACACTACTCAAATGGGTGATGCCCTTGCTCAGGTCTATGACCAGAACTTGTTTGGCCTAGCCTTCAAAGGTATCGCCGCTGGTACTGCTGGTGCAGTAACTGGTCAAGGCCCAGCCGTGCGTAAACCGATTGGTACAGCTACTCCAACAACTACTCAGGTTGTCGATGAAATCTTCACAGGGGCGGCTGCTTTCGATAGCACAAGTATCCCTAAGGAAGACCGTTGTGTGTTCGTTACTCCAACAATCTACTGGGACTTGATTCAGGACGGTTCGTTCTTGGATCGTGACTTTGGTAACGATGGTAACGGCTCTCAGGCAACTGGTGGCTTGATGCGTGTAGCTGGCTTTGAAGTTATTCCTACGAATAACATGGCTATCAACCACGGTACTGATACCCTTAGTGGTTCTCAGGCTGGATCAGCTACGACTGACTACGACATCAACGCTTCAACTTATGTTGCAATGCTGATGCAGAAACAAGCTCTAGGTTCTGTCCATTTGATGGACCTTTC